CCGTTGCGCTCCATCCAGTCGTTGCGTCCGTCGTCGCTGATTTCCAGCAACTCATCCGCCATCGTTTGATAGCCAATCTCTCTAGCGCGGGCGTAATGCGCAGAAAAACCGTCGCGGTCTTCCAATGCCCACAGTCTGATTGTGCTTTCTGCCGGGAACTCTTCCGACTTGCAGACCTCCCTAAGCGTAAAGCCTTGTGCGAGTTGCTCGCAAATCTTGTCGGCTATCTGCTTGGTGTATTTGGTCGGCCTGCCCTTCTTGGGCTCGGGCTTTTTCTTCGCGGGCATTCATGCCTCGTTCGTGGTTGTTCAGCGTTCCCGCTGTCATCGTCTAGCGGTTCAGCTTACGTCGTCGCCCGCTGCAATTGTGCGTCAGTCAGCGCGCTGTTGAAAATAGCGGCGCGGCGGATGTAACCGAATGCGGGCGTTCCGGCCGAAGCAATTTCGCCAAAGCGGATGAAGGTCGGGGTGATTGGCAACGTTGCAACCGTGTCTGCTGTACCGAGCGTGCCGCCGCGCGCTGCCTGCGCGTCGTTTGTTGCGAACCGACCGGCAAACTTTGCCACCACGTTTACCGCAAGCGCGCTTCCGATTGAAACGGCAGATTGCACAGCGCCGCCGTCAACCATTGTCGCCGTTGGCAGATCGGACACGTTGAGTAGCAGGGTTGCTCGCTCGTTGTTGGTGTTGTCGTCCACCTCAAAAAAGACGCTTGCGGCGCCGCTGTCGGAGGCGCGCTCGAACTCAACGAACAGGCTGAGCGGAAAACTGACGCCGGGCGAGGATACGCTTGAAACCTCTGCATTGCGGACGACGCTCGTCCCCGCCGTGGGTATCCAGCTCGACACGAACGCGCCCTCCTCCAGCTGCACGTTGGTGCAAGAGCCGCTGACGGTCAGCGTCAGCGAGCCCGCTGTAGGGGTGAATGTCAGGGTGACGCGGTTGTTAACGCCCGTGCCGACAAGCGGGCCTGCGGTGGATGTTCCGGTGAGCGTGATGGTCCCCGTCCCTCGGAAACTGAGCGTGTGAGCCGCAGCGGTGACGGTGATGCTTTGCGTTGAGCCGGTCGCGCTGTTGAGAAACAGGTTGGTCCGCGCACCCTCAATGAGAAGGCCGCGATCTGTGCGGCGGATTTCGCCCGAGGCAAACTGAACGATGTTGCCTGCGAGGTCGTCAGCCGATCCGACCGTGGCGCGCGTGAAAGACCAGCCCGGCGTAGCTGTGACAGGGCCAACGTCAGCGCCGTTGAACAGCGCGCGGTTGGTCTGGAAGTCCCAATAATGGAGCGGCTGAATGCCTAGCTGCGCCGTTGCGAGGCCAATCAGGCTTCCATTGCCAGCAACAGCCGAGCGCACAGGCGAACGCACCACGCTCCGAAAGATTGAGCCTACAGCCAAGAATGCCTCGAATGGGTGAGCGGGCGATGCTCGATGGCATCTGGCCCCGCCTGTTTAACTTGTTGCAGGCTCGCCGCGGACGACTGCCGCCTCTGCGTTTCGGGCGTCCTCGTGTTGGGCCGCGATCCGTGCGTGCTCGCAGGCGAGGTCGTATTCGGCGCGGAGGTCTTTCATCGCTTGCGTCAGGAAGGATTTGCGATGGGCGGGCTTCATCCTGCGGAAGTTGCTGGGGAATTTCACCGCAGCCTTGCCGCCATGATGGAAGCCGACGATTTTGACGACGGTTCGGAGCATCAGCGCCTCGGCGTGAGTTTGGCTTTGGCCTTGGGCGGCTGGGTTGGCGTTGGTTTGACCGGGGCGCGCGAGGCGCTCAGAGGCTTGCTGAGCTTCATCTCAGGGCGTCCGTCAGGCGTTCCGATGGGCGCGGGCTCAGGTTGGCGCTCGGCTTTCAGATCCCGCTTGTTGAAGGCTTGCAGGGCTTTGGAGAGGATGTTTGGCTTCTGCCGCATGATGGCGAACTGGACGGGCTCGATCTCCTGCCCGCCGCGATGGCCGTCCGTTTCAGGCCCAAAGCTGAACTCAATCAGCGCCGTATTGCCCTTGATGATGCAATGGGCTGACGGCCAGCCTTGGCGCAGGGTGAACGGGAACCAGGCGTCCTCGAATGCCTCGTCAAAGTGCAGGACGATGGCTTCCCGTGCCGCCAGTTCAAGCCGGTTCTGGGCTTGGGTGCGCTTGTGAATATGCACCGGAACTTTTGAGCATTCGCGCGTTACCCTTTGGCGAACCGCTTCGATAAAGGCTTCGTTGTAGGGATAGCGCCCGAATAGCTCGCTCAGGTTGTCGCTGAAACTGGACATGGGAGAAGCCCCCTTCTCCGATTTGGTGCGGTGATTTTGGGCAATATTTCACAAACGCGATGAAATTTGGCATTGCCGATCCGGCGCCAATTCATCGGGATGCTGGGGGGCTTGCCGCCAACTTTAAAGCCCAACATACCCTTGACACCCATAGTGTATGGGGTCGGACGGTTCGTCAACCAGTTGAGTTGTGGAGAGATTAGGCGTCGCTTGCCCGCTGTAGCTGGCGGCGGCAGGGCGGAATCCACTGGAACTGCGTTCCCTTCGACCAGCCGCGCTTCCAGATGATCCACGCATAGGACGTTGCCGTTGACGCATCGGGGTCATGCCTGCCGCGAACCATAGGAACGCGCTCCACGAACTGCGCGACGATCGATGGGGGGTGTGGCTTGAACAGCGTCTCATGCCTCTCCTGCCCCTCCAGAAAGCTTGTGCGGACGAGCATCGCGACAGTGTTGCTGATGCCTAAGGCGCGCACCGTGAATTGAGCGGCCAGCTTGAAGGGCGGGTTTGTTATGATCCAGTCAGCCTTGGGATCATCCGTATGGGGTATAAGGAAGTCTCGCACGAGCTGATGCCCGTTCCATCCGTAATTGTGGATGTCGCTCGTGATGACCTCCCCGAAGTATTCCGCCAGCGGCTTTGCCATGTAGCCTCGGTTGCAGGCAGGTTCCCAGCACGTCAGGGACTTCAGCGTCTTTGTGGGCAGTACGTGTTCACACAACGCCCTGACAGCCCACGGGGGTGTTGGGAAATCATCCCGGCTGTCTAACGGTTCATGACGCTGAGCCATGACAGCATGAGAGGTGTTCTGGCTCACGCCGCTTTGACCACGTCACCGATCGCCATCGTCGTCGGAGACGCGCGACCGAACAACGTCAACAGCACCTGAACGTCCAGGTTCGTGCTTCCGATAACCTCGCCCTTGTGGCCGGCGAACGGGCCTTCCTCGATGCGGACAACGTCGCCTGCTTCATAGGCCGGGTGCATCCGCATGTACTTGGCCGCGCCTACCCGCACCGCTTCCAGATCAGCTAGGAGCGTCTGGACGCCGCCCCGCTTGACCTTGCCGTCCTGCTCGTAGCTTGCCGCCCACGGTATCTGACGCGGGACGCCAGCGTGACGGACGAAGCCGTGAACCAGCCCGAACTTGGTCAGCTCGTGAAACTGGATCGGGGCCGTGCCGGGGAATCCGACCATCACCAGCCCGTGGCAGATGGGCGATCGCCAGCGGAATACCTTGCCGCGCCGAACCTTGTGTTTTGCCACGGTCGGAATTGCTGCCGGGACGCTGCACAGGTCCAGAACCTTGATGACCTTCTCCTCCTGGTTCGACTCGACACACAGGCCATACCACCGGAGGTTTTCCGGCTCGATGACGGCGCGCGTGACCAGCGTCTGAGGCCGGATGACCTCTTCCTGCCCCACTGACCGGATGGCTGGGCCAGACGCCCTCGCCACGGCTTTGCGCTGGATGCGCCGGGCGCGCTTGGAATAGGCCCGCTCGATGTTTTCGCGTGTCATCGTCTGCGCCTTTCATGTCCGATTGATCCAAGTGCGAGTAGCCCCAACGCCAGCAGGCCGAAGCCTGCGAGCATCACGTTGGATGGCTGAGGCATGGCGGTAAACGTCGCCGCTAGGCCGAGGATGCAGAGGGCGGATATCCTCATGGCTTCCACCCGATGACATGCAGGAACAGGATGGCTCCGAGGAGGGCTATCGCCCAGCCGGCCCCCATGATGACCACGCTGGTGAGGCCAACCGCGATTGCTTCTGGCGTCGTCATGTGTCGTGCCCTCCCTGCGATCCGAACTTGGTCCAGAGCCACAGCCCGCCGATCGTGCCGGCCACGAGTAACCCCATGAGGGTCCAGCCTTCCCAGCTCATTGCTTGCGCCCCCATCCGAATACGAAGCTGAGCGCGGGGAGCGCGAGGCAGACCGCCAGCATGATCAGGCTCACCCAGAAGCCCTGCGATATCCAATCCATCAGTCTCTCCCCTCGTATTCTTCGCTGGTCTCCACGATGCCGCCTGCCATGCGCCAGAGGACGCCGAGGATGGCGATGCAAAGCAGCAGGAGCCCGAAGTGCGGATTGATCAGCGCGGCCATGAAGGTGCAGACGATTGCGATCAGCGCGGCGAAGATGACCAGGCGCTTCATGCGTCCACCTTAGGCTTGCCGAACAGGTGCGCGACGCCTCCCCACGGGTTGAACCGATTGCGCTCTGCTACGGCCTTGGGATCGTACCAGTCGTGAGCCTTGGCGAGTGCGTCAGCCTCGGGGTTCGTCGGCTGGGCGTAGCGTTCAGCCTCTACGGCCTGGATGTGTGCTTCGACGTTATCGACTACAGGCGCGTATCCCTCGGTCGGCTGGGGCTCGTTCCATTGCGGCTCCGGGTACGCGATGGCCGCTACCTCGTCGTAGGAGTGTTCGCCGCTTTCGATGAGCGCCTGAATTTCGGGCTCCACGTCAGCAGTCAGCTCTATGGCTGCGGCTAGTTGGGCCTCTTCCTCGAATTGGTCCCGGCTTTCTTCGGCCTCGCCGGGTAAGGTTTGAACCACAGGTTCAGACGCACCCTGGTCTAGCGTCTCGTCCTGTGCCGAAGCTTGTTCTGTGATCTTGTATGCGTAGATGCGGGACGCACAGCTTTCATCGTGCGCCCAATTCATATTGCCTGCGATGACGTAATCGTGGGATGTTTCGCCATCGCGGAACATGACGCTGACGAACGCATCGGGATCAACCGGACAGTCGCCCCCGGCCCATGCCGTGAAGCCTTCGGGAAGCCCGCTCTCTGCGAACTCGCTGGCGTCGTCGGGCTCGTCGATCAGGGCGGGCTCTAGCTCCCAGCCTTCGTCGGTGTTGACGATGGGGGTGGGCTCTAGCGCGGCGTCCTCAGCGTCCATCTCGGCAATGTCGAGAGCATTGAGGCACGTATGCAGCTCGTTGCTCTGGCGCTCAATCTCCTTGATGCGGCCAGACAGGTCCAGCAGTTCAGCGTCCAGCTTGTCAGCCCGGTCTTCCAGTTCTTCGCGAAGTGTCATGTGTGGTCCCTCTGATTGTGTGCGTTAGGCGCGTTTGCGCGGAAAGATTTGGTCCTGCGTCCATGCGTAGGGCTTAGGCGCTGGCATCTCTGGCGGCTTGCGGTCGGTGAGCGTCAGGAGCTTGCGAGCGCAGGACGGGCAGTAGCTCTTGCCCTCGGTCGGCTCGTTGCATTCGTGAGCGTCGCCGTCGCGGTAGCTGACCTTCTTGCAGAAATAGTTCGGCTCCTTCGCCTTACCCGTCCAGCGTTCGACGTTGCGCGCTTTTCCGATGTACACTGACGACATTAGGCGGCCCTCCGCTCGTTCCAGTTGAGCAACCGCGCGCGGCTATCGTCGTGGAGACGCCAGCCAAAGCCACGGATTGTCTCGATTTGCAGACCATGCGGCGCGAGCTTCTGGCGCAGACGGCACATCTGCACTTTCATCACGATGGGATCGTAGTCGATCAGCAGCGTCTGCGGGCCGCGCGTGCATTCCCACATCGTCTCATGCGCAACAGGGAGGCTGTAGCGGACCAGCATTCCGAGCATCGCGTTGTGCGTTAGGGACAGGCCCAGTTCGACGGGCGCCCAATATTCCTCGGCGTACAATTCACGCTCTAGCTGGCGGATCTTCTCGTCGCGTTCTTCGCATCCTGCGCACATCATGCTGCCCTCCGGATGTCGATGCGGACGCCTTCCGGCCCCTCGTCAGCCCATCCCGCAGACACGCGCTCGCATTCCGCATCGTCCTCGGTGACGACGCCTGCCAGCAGGTCGAGGATCGGCTTCACCAAATTATCAATGTCCCGCTTGCGCTTCGTGCGCTTGGCCGTGATGACGATGCAGAACTTGCCCGCTACCCTGCCCGCCTGCTGCTGCTGAAGCTCCTGCGTTGCCAGCTTCGACCAGCGACGGTAGGCCGTGGATCTGACGCGCCCCTTCTTCGGGACGTTCGCCCAGCAAGCGTTCACGCTCGGCGGCATGGTGAGCTGTACCGACACCACGTCAGCCGCAGGCTTGAACCGCAACGGCGTGGACAGCTTGACGTGCGGTCGGGCTTCGATGTCTTTCAGGGTCCAGGTCATGCTGCAACGCGGACTTCGCCGCCCAGCGCACGCCACGAAACGAGATCGATCGACGCCACCACCACGTCCGGTTTCGAAAGCTGCATCGGAGGCGGCGGGGTCCAGTCGGAGGACGAGCCTGCCTGCTTCGACACCAGCTTGCCGATCCGCAGCGACACCAGTTCCGCGATCCGTGCGCGGCATTCGGCAAGGCGCGCGGCGAGCTTGGCGTCAGTCGCTTCGTTCCGCTTGATTTTGCGATCCGCATAGAGGCAGGTCGTGTGGTCCCTGTCGCCAAAGTGGCGGGCCAGAAGCGGATAGGACGCGCCGGTCAATTCACGCGCCAGCATCATCGCCTCTTGGCGCGGCCAGGCCCAGATGCGCTTGCGGCAATTGCTCTTGAGAGCTTCACGCGGGATGTTGTGGATCTCAGCCACAACGGACTGAACTTCGCTGATGGTCGCTTTGAACGTGGTCATGGTTAGGCCCCCATTGATTGATTGCGTGCTTCGATTTCGATGCGGTCGGCTTGCTCGTTGAGATCCGCCGCGCGCTCAGGGTCAGACCGCCGCGCCCATTCAGCTTCCTTGCGGAGCCACTGAGCCTTCATCTCGGCGTCCATCTTTTCGTAAGCGGCAGGCAGCTTGTGAGCGTTCTTCGGGATCATCCCGTTCAGCGCATCGCGCACGGCGAACCTGCCGGCAGAGCGAGCGTCGAGGATTTCCTTGAGTTCGCCCCATGTGGGGAACCACTTGCCCGACCATTCCTGAAGTGTCTGGCGCACAACGTCGCCAGGATAGGCCACGAGGCGCTTGATGTAGGCAGCCATCGTCAAGGTCGCGCTGTCGGCGTCCTCGTTCCGCTTGGCCGTGATGTGCGCCAGTTCGGTCAGCCACATGCCGATGTTGGGCGCCGCAGCCGGGGCCAGCGACTTTTCCACAAGCGCCAGCGCGCTGACCGGCTCAGCGCCTTCCGTGAGGGCGAGTTCAGCGCCGTTGATCACTTCACGCCACCCGCTCGCTTCGCCCGTCGATGGGCTCGTAGGGAACGTCAGTCGCCTCTTGATCACCGCCGAACAGCCGATCGTACGCAGCGCCGA